GGCCTAATAGCTGGTCCAAGCGGTGAGGAGAGAATTTCGACTCTCCCACAGGGGGTTGGTACCCCCCGTCTCCGTCCTAAAACGGAGACCGCAACCCGAGCTTGATGCTGACGTGCTCGGGGCGTCCAGAACGCTCCAAGTGCTCATCATCGACGCTCGCAACGTCAATGTCGGTTCTTTGGATAGGCTTCGGCAAGCCGAAGCCACCCCAGGGATACCGGGAGAGACACTTAAGTAGGGCGCCTACCCCATCGAGAGAATCTCGAGGAGGTTTGGCCACCACGTAATAGCCCTTGGTTATGGGGCTGTGGTGATTAGGGTGAAGGCCTTGGAATTGATAACCCAAGACCGACTCCCGGCCCAACAGCGGTGAGGAAGGAGCTACATTTGGGAAGACCTTTAGAAGTCTCTCCAAGTAGTCATCCAACCACGCCGCGGTCTTCCAAAACCCGGACCAATAGAAATTGTTCCGGAGGGCGACCGCAGCGATAACACCGCTCGCGTCCTGCCGTCGTGTCGGTAGTACTTGACGAACCTTGACGATTGAAACGTCGTGGCCGTCAAAATACTCCCGTCCGCAAGACTCCCTGAACCTTCCGGTCCAGTAAGACTTGCTAACGTTTACCCGAAACCCAAAAGTCTCGAGTTCGTTAACGACGGACAGCACATAGTCCACGGGGACGATCAAATCATCCCCGAAGACACGCACCTGCTTGGAAAAACGCTTAAGCGTCTTCCAAGAAAGCGGAGCGTTGAGCTCCCTTTCAATCCCCAAGAAGATCAAGGTCGTAAAGACCATTGCTTCAAAGGGAAAGCAGAGAGCTGAACCCATAGAGGCGTACTTGGCTAGGCGTATAACGCCATGACCAGGTACATCAGCCTTTCGGGAACGACATCCATCGACAGCCCGTAGCAATTCCGGGAAGTCGGCGAGCATCGCCCGTACATGCTGATTCGAAACTCTATCGGAAGCCTCACTCAAATCGAGCGTGGCAAGGTCCCCGCAGCGGGAGCCTTGTGAAGCCATTACCCTATTAGGGTCCTGGTCATCAAATCCGATAACGCGCGAGAGGAAACCATCCTCTTTAAACGCGGCAAGCAAACTGCGAAGGATCGACTGCTG